TCACCACCATCACCACCATCACCACCATCACCACCATCACCACCATCACCACCGTTATAAGTAGCACCCGCTTCGTTGAGCAGTTCATTGAAGGACTTTGCTTCCCATCGTCCCGCATCTGCGTTCCAATAGAGAACATTGTTAACGCCTTTATCGGCTACAACATCGCCTAAGTCGTTTAATAATGTATCGTTAGTTGTATCATCTACCGCTTCGATTTCCGTTCCTAGAAATGTGTTTGTTAATTCTATTCTTCCTCTTTTTTTAGTTGTTGTGCCACCATCACCTAATGTCATTTCGAAATCAACGTCTTTGTGATTAAAAACTCTTGTTACTGGGTCCATAACATAAGAGTCATTAAGAACAAGGTGTCTTAAATGATATGGAGTAACTTGTTGACCATCAAAGAAAATAGTAGAATTATTGCCAACCATAGCAGGACCGTGAATTGGTCCTTCAGAGATGGGTATCTTAACACTTTGAACAACTACTTCAGCATCAAGTTCACTTGGCTTTTGTCCGTCGTCAAATTGAGTATTTGACATCCCAACGTGTCCGTAGATAATTGGAATGATATTCTTAGGCACTTGATAACCCATATCAATGCCATCAGCAATCTTTAATGCGTTTTCTTCCGATGTTTTTTTGGAGACAGTAGACAATAAACTACTAATACCGAAGTTATTCGCAAATTGACCTATTTTAGATTTCTGAATTTGTTGTGCAAGGGTTGTCTTAATGAACCCTGCTAAATCCTTACCTTCCCAACTTTCATTAAACATATTTTATATTTCCAATTTTCTAGCACTTGGTCTATCTAATCTCTCTGAACCAAGGCTTGGGGTTAAAGTAAATGAAATTGTTGATGGATTTAATTCATCAACTGATTTGATATAGAATACTTGATGAGCCATAAGTCCAACTGTATTATAGAATTGACGCATTCTTCTTATACGAATACCACGATAGTCTTTAAGAGCAAAACCAACTGTCTCTGCTGCCCAACCTGATAATGCCCATAAACTCTCGGCTGCTACCTTAAGTGTTGGTTCAGCAATACTACCTGTTAAATCACAACTAATACCTGATAATTCGAAGTCTAGTCTGTTAAAAGTAACATTTGATATAAGTGTGCCACTGCCATCAATCCAATCTGTTACAATTGGAATATATGGGTCTACTGGTTGATTGTGTTCTGTTGAAACATAAACACTTGTTGAACCACCAATCGCAGTAAAGTCAAATTCTAATAATTGAACTGTGCCTGGAGTAACTAATTTTTGTGACTCTACTGTTACACTCATTCGCCAAATACCTCAATCATACTCGCGGTGACTGTTCTTAATTCGTTACTGGTCATATTCACTTCAAATGATTCTAAATAATATGTGCCTGATACATCTAATAGCATATTATAAGGAATTGATATGGCTTCGCCATCATCGTGTCTTGCTTCATAAAAAGCAATTAAAATGCCTGAATCAACTTGACTTAAATGTTCAATAACAACACTTAATTTTCTTCTGCCGGCATATGGACCCCAGGAACTTCTCTGAATATATCCATCACCAAATTCAACTAATCTATGTCTTGGCTCTGATGAATAACTTGTTTGTAAACTTAATTTTGTTTGATATGGTAATGCTGATGCCATTAGATAAGTCCTCCATAGCCTTGATTCTGTCGTAATAATTTAGTAGCAACTTGCATTGATACACCTTCGATATATTGCTTCATTGCTTTACCTTGCATCTGACCACTACCATCTACATCAACATTACTGATGTGAAAATTGATATTGGCACTTGCTGAAGAGGCGCCCATTCTAGTCATAGATGAAGTTACACCTGAACCACCAACTTGTGATAGTGCTGATTTGAATGGTGTTATCTTTGCTGGACCACTAATAAGTTCTGGTCCTTCTTCACCAACAATACCAAGTTTACCAGATGGCAGAACACCACCGTCAGCAAATCCAGGTATCTTAGATGCTATCCAATCACCAGCGGCTGTGAAGCCACCTGTAACTTTACCTTTAACACCTGCGCCAAATTCTTTAATCTTTGTTAAGCCATCTGAAATCCAGTCAATCATTCCCTTAATCTTATCAACAACAATAGCAATTGTATCAATTATCTTTTGCATCGCTGGAACAACAATCTCTGTCATTACATTGCCTAAACCTTCAAAGACTGTAGAAGCCGCTGGACCAATCGTCTCTACTAATGGACCTAATGCTTCTGCTACCTTGACGATAATATCGAAAGCAACTGATAATGCTGGTGATAGAATGTTTGTCCAAATAGAACCAATCAATTCAAAGATTGGGGCTGCCTTGTCCATATTGTCCATCAACATAAAGATGCCATCTGTAACGAATGTAACTGCTTGTCCGAGTTTCTCACCTAACATAATTGCTAAGTCTTCATTCTCTACTAAGAATGAACTCATCTTTTGTGCGGCATCGTTAATAGCACTAGATAGTCCACCTTCACCAACTGCGATTAAGGCATTGTTACCTGCGATACCTAAGTTAGATATCGATGTTGATAAGTTCTTTGCTTTCTCTGCCATACCACCACCGAAGTCTTCATTAAGACCTTCTAGTAATGCATCTTTCAATGTAGCGGCACCTTCGGCTGATTGTCCGAACTTCGAGACTTCTAGTCTTGCTAATCCAAGTTTTTCTTCAAAGATTTTGAATACAGGAATACCTCTGTCTGCTAGTCTGTTTAGGTCTTCAAGACCTAGACCACCAGATGTTGTTCTACTGAACAAGTCTGTTACGGCTTCTAATGCTCCAACTTGGTCAGTTGTAACTGATGCCATATCACCAAATGTGGTTAATAGTTCTAATGTGGGTTCAACACCAGCAGATTTTAATTTAATGAAGGTGTTAGTTAAGGTCTCAATATCAAATGGGGTGCTTGTCGCAAAGTCGTTAATAAACTTGAATGCGTCATCGCCACCTTCTATTGAACCTGTAACTGTTGATAGGGTTGTCTTTAAGTCTTCTGCTTTAGCACTTGCTTCAACAACAGATTTAGTAAACATACCCAAACCACCAACAGTAATTGCACCTGCTAGTAGCCCTTTCATCTTACTGAATGAGCCACTTGTTTTCTTAATACTCTTGTCTACTTTGTCGAATTGCTTATCAAGTTTTCCGACCTTCCTGTTAAGAGGTCCGAGAGAAGATTTCATTCCATCTAAAACTTTAGATGCTTTGTCGAGGGCTTTAATCTCAATTTCAATTTTAGCGTTTGCCATGCATTTTGCTCCTCTTATCTTTTAACTTTAGATATTCACCCCAACCAACGAACTCGGATGCTGACATTTCCATAATCTCATCTACGGTCTTATGTAAATGTTCTGCTAACTGATACAAGAAGTATACGTCAGCATCCTTGCTTAGTTTCCCGCTATTTCTTCCGCTTCTGGTTCAGAATTCAGAATATGCGTTGCAATTCTTGTTACAACATCGGGGTCAACATTATTCATTAAGTCAAATTTGTCTGCTGTAGAAAACATCTTCGACTTATCTTCATTTAAGGCTCTAGTCAGGAGAACGATTACTAATGCTTCGGCAATCTTGTTATTCCTGTATAGCGCCACAACTTCTTCCGTTTGCTTTAAGTTAGCAGATGACTTGAAATATATTTTAGTGTTATCCCATTCAGGCACTTCTATACATTCTAGTTTATCTGTTAACTTCGTCTTAAAATGCGTTTTCGCATTGTTAATTACACTCATTGTAGGCTCCTGTGTGTTATTAGTATAGCGTTAATTCACCAGATCCAGTTAAGTCTAAAGAGACTGTTACTAGGTCTGCCGCACTAACATCGTGTGTTAAAGAAGTTACAATCGCATTACCCGTCCAAGTATTGCCGTCTTCGTTGACTGTAGGGGTTGCAGAAGTGCCGTCTGGTGTGTCTACTAAAACAACTGCCACACTAGCGCCTGAAATCAAGCCCGATAAGTCTGTCGAAGTTTGCACATACATTTCTACTGTTCCGTTCCACGATTGTAGAGAACCAACGAATGTTTTCCATCCACCTGTCCCCATCGCTGTAGTTTCTAATGTTTCTGTTTCTAGGCTTACAGAAAACGATGATACAGTGCCCAATGCTGTTCCGCCAATTGAAACTGTGCCATCTTTACCTTTTAATATTGCCATAATATGTCTCCATTGTTATATATTATTTGTCTAAATCACCTTTAGGATGATTATACTCAATTTGCACTACCATTTGAATAGCACCTAACGGAAATATAACACCCTCATCGGTGTTAATCTCTGTCACCATCGTATCCGTTGCATACCCACCGCGAGTTACATCTTCATACAATTTCTGTTCTAACTCGTCACACAATTTGTTTCTTGCTGTGTCAAGGTATTTACCTTTTACGAAACCAGTTAGTATATATTCTATTGTTCCCTGTCTTTCACTCATAGCGATATCAATCTTTCTTTCGCTACCTGTCGTTATCAGAACTGCGGGAAACTGTGCATCACTTAGTTCATCAATCTCGAACATATCCCGTGATACTAATTTTGTCATCTTTACTGCCTTGATTGCTTTTTCAACATCTTTGGCTATTTGTTCTCTGTAACTTGTTTTTATATTGCTCATATGTTTCTCTCAAAAGTTTTTCTAAAAGCAGTTTCAATAGAACCAATCTCGGTTGATTTAACACCAAAGAATGGTCTACTCTTTTGGTTAATAATTGCTTTATTTTGTTCTTCTTTTCTCTTAAAGCCAACTATGACTTTATTCGTTGAAACTCTATCAACATCTATATTTGATAACATTCTGCCAGAGAAGTTTAAGTCTGGTTTAGTGCTTCTACCTTTTGCTTTTCTGAAATCTCTATAATCATTATTATATTTCTTAAAAGCCCCATTCAATCCTTCGCCTTTTGCTGTTCGATTGATTATCAATTCTTTGGTTTTCTCACCTGCTCTACTTAGAGCCTTGGGAATTGCCCTCGCAATATTGTT